ATAGAAGGAATCAAGTTCAATGACGGTGTCGAAGTGACCGGCACCACAGAAACCAGCGCCGCCTGATGATGCGCGTCACCCAAACTCAACCATAGCTCCGACGAACATCTCGCGCGCCACCATCGCTTGCAACCCGTAGAAGTCGGTCAGACCGTCAGCATCCGCCTCATCGGTCCAGGCAAGCCAGAGCCGCTGCACCTGATCACGCAAGGCCGGATCCTCGATCAGCGAAGACGGCTTGATCCCGTCACCCACGAGGTTCGACGCAAAAGCCTCACAGGCATTGGCGGCATAACCATTGGTTACCACCAACTCACGCGACCGCGCCAGCAGACGCGGGCCGCCCGAGGCGACCAGCGAGTTGATATTTTCCAAGGGCGGTTGCCAGCCCCGCAAGCGCCGCTGCGACATTGCCCCTTCCAGTCGCGCACGCACGTCTTTTGGACCGCCGGTTCCCCGGCGGCGAAAGCCATCCAACCAGCCCATGCGTTACAGCCCTTTGCTGGTGATCACGCGCACTTGGCGGATAATCTTGCGCCCCTCCGCAGTTGCGATCTCGCGGTCCAGTACCTCGATGGCTCGGTCGATTTCGGCGATGCTGCGGTAATCGACAGTTTTACCGTCGTAACTCACGCGGGCCACGCCCGAGGAACGCTGTGCCGCCAGTGCCTCACGGCGGGCTTTAAGGTCGGTGATTGTGGGCATGTTTACCTCATGTAACTTGATGGTATCGAGCGCCGCCGCGCCGGACTGCGCACAGCACGAATGGATCCTGCTGCGGCCACCTTGTCTTGTGACTCGTCACCGTTGCCGTCCCCGGCCACCTGCGCCTCCAGATCAACCCAGCGCGCCTCTGACCAGCGATCAGCCCCGACAATCCAGGCGGCGGCGCGGGCGTAGACCCGGCAATCCAGCGCCTCGTTGCGTTCGCGCAGCTTTTGCCATTCAAGCCGGGCGAAGCCGCGTTTGGTGCGCACGGTGACCAGTTCCTCGGCCACCAGCTGCTTCAGCCATTCGCTTTCTACCCAGTCGGGCAAATGCACCGTGCCGGGCGGATGCGTTGCCCCCTCGGCCAGTTCCTCCTTCGTCGGGCGCGGCAGACCGAGATGGCGATAGGTTTCCGCCTTGAAGGTGGAGACAGCCACCGTCCAGAGCCGCGCGCCACGGCGCAGGCGTTTGCCCGCGTCGGTCACATCGACATAAGTCGGCCCCGAAACCGGGCTGGAACGGTTGAACCCCTCGACGCCTTTAACCGGTGCGACCTGCGCCACGCCCTGCCGCCGCGACCAGCCATAAACGGCCGGAGCCTCATAGCCGGTGTCGATGGCGAGCTTGGCCAGCCGCAGTTGCGCGCCGTTTTGATGGATCCACGTCCGGTCCAGAAGCTTTGTCAGCTCCGACCACGCCCCCTGATGGTCCGGACCACCCTCGATCACGATGTGGTCGACCAGCCAGCTTGTTCCGCCCCGGCCCCAGGCCCAGACATCGACCTCGATCCGGTCCTTCTGCACATCGGCCCCGGCGGTCAGGAACAGACCGCCCGCAGGCACGATGCCCGGCTTCCATGTTTCGCGGCGATCATAGAGCCGCGACCAGTCCGGCGCTTCGCCGGTTTCCACCCATGTCTCGCCAAGGATCGTGTTCTTGAACGCCCGGATCGCCTCGTCCGAGCCCTGCGCTGCCTCCCATGCCCGCACGATCCGCTCCCAGCTGAGCCAGCCAATCGGCGAATACAGCGCCGAAAGGTGATAGCCGACGGTGCCGGGATCGGCGGCGACAGCAGTTGCCCGCCACTCACCCGCCTCCAGCAGTGCCGTCTTGTGATGTTCAGCGATGGCGCGCTCGCAGCCTTCGCAATGGTATGCCACCGCCTCGGGCCGCCCCTTGTCCCAGCGCAGCCGCTCGAACTTCAGCCACTGGAACTGGCTGCAATGCGGGCATGGCACGAAGAACCGGCGCTGATCGCTGGCCTCGTATTCCCGCTCGATCCGGCTCAGACCCCGGATTGTCGGGGTGGAGACCAGAAACACCTTGCGCCGATGGGCAAAGGTCAGGGTCCGCGCCTCGGCAAGGCTGACCGGGTCGCCTTCATCATCGGCCGAGGCCGGATAAGCATCGACCTCATCGAGGAAAATATAGCGCGCCGGTGTCGAGCGCAGACCCACGGCCGAATTGGCCCCGGTCATGATCAGGATGCCGCCCGCGAACTCCTTCGACAGCATCGTGTTGCCCCCGTCGCGCGACCGCGCCGCTTTGACACGTTCGCGCAACTCCGAACTTTCCTCGATCAGCGGATCAATGCGCTGGCGCGAGTTCCGTTTGGCCAGTTCCACGGTCGGCTGCACCGCCAGCATCGGCCCCGGTGCCTGGTGGATCGCGAAGCCGATCCAGTTGTTCCCAGCTTCGGTCGCACCAACCTGTGCCGCCTTCATGAACACGATGCGCTGGACGGCAGAACTTGGTGACAGCGCATCCATGATCTCACGCATGTAGGGCGTGCGCGCCGTGCGGTAGCGTCCTGGCTCAGCGCTGGCGCGTGACCCCAGCATACGGTGCGCATCGGCCCATTCCGACACCGTCAGATCGGCGTCTGGCTTAAGGCCCCGGCCCCAGTTGCGCAGCAGTTGATCAACACCATCGAAGGGTTCCGTCTCAGCGGAGGTCGATGCGGACCTCGGCGAGGCTGTCGAGTTGGGCACGGACATGGGCTTCCAGCACCTTCTGCATCATGACGGGCTCCAGACTTCCCTGATCAGCAATCATCACCCCCAGTTCCGACGCCATCAGCGCCGCCGCACGCGCGGGCCAAGTCACCCAGGCATCGCGTTCCTCGCGCGCCAACCGGAACACCAGGCCCACCGCGCGGTCGCGGTCGATCAACTCGCCCTTCAGTTTCGCGAGCTTCAGCTTGCGCTCCTGCGCCTTCAGCACCTCGTTTGCGGTCTTGGCCTGCAGAAAGGTCGTGCCGCCGCCAGTGACTGGGGCGGGCAACCCTTCCTCACGCAATGTCTCACCCACGGTCGACAGCGCGGTGTCGGGGACCGGCTTTAGTTTGGGTACGGGTGGCGGGGCATTTTTTGCCTCGCCACGTTGCTTGGCAGGATCCGTCATCGCCGCGCGGTGCACGTCAGAGGCTGCGGTATCAATCGAGCCATCGGCATGCAGGACCAGCCGCTCGGCCTCCTTCGCCTTTTGGACGGCACCCCGCGACAGGCCAACGTGGGCGGCATATTGGCGCTCGCTCATCCCCTGCATCGCACGCCCTTTGCCGTTCATAAAGCAATGATATTGCTTTGAAATGAGTTGATTACACCCCGAGATGGAGCGATTCTTGGATCAGGAAATCACCCCGGATCGGAGACCAAATCATGACCGCAATCACAACCATCCGCATAGACCACGCAGCGTTTCCCGCACACTTCGACCGCTCGCGCCCGAACGCCGTCGCCGAGGCCATCGAGGCCGCGCTGCGCGAAGACGGGATCACCGCCGAAGCCTCTGACGTGATCTCGCATCTCAAGATTGAGCTGCCGACCACCCAGCTTGCCGCCGCCTGCGCCTCGCTGGCTGACCTGCAGCTGATCTGAGAGAGCAGAAACATGAGCACCCGTGCCCAGATCGCCATCCAGATCGGCCCAAGTGAGTGGGCCCATGTCTATGTTCACTTCGACGGATACCCCAGCCACATGCTGACCGCACTGGCGCGCTGGACGCCTAAGGACATCCTCGCCGCAAAGGAAATTCGGCAGGTCCGCGCGGACGCGCTGGACTGTTTCGATCCACCCCGCGCGCCGCAAATCCTGCCGCATCCGACCCGCGAGTTTTGCCACCTTTACGTCTGGCAGGCCGGTGGCTGGGTGGATGCCACCGGCCCCACAATTGATCAGAAAGCAATGTTATTGCTCTGAATTGACTACGATAATCAGCACTGAAGAGCGAATGTGGTGACTAGAAAACCATGCAACTCGCTAAGGAGACACCACCATGACACGCCTGAACCCGATCACCACACCCCGCCACCCGCTGCGCGCCGAGAAGGCTGCGCGGAACAAGGAGGCGGCCTTGAACGCCTTCCTCGGCAAGAAGGCCGAGATCGACGAAATGCTCGCCCGTCTGCAAGCGCTCAGCGCGGACCACTTCAACAGCAATCCCGATGAGATCAACTGGGGCGACTTCGGCACCCTCGAGCAGTATGCCAGCTTGCTGAAGCGCATCACCGACAGCGCCTTTGGCGAGGGCGAACACGCAGAATAGCCCGCAGGCCCGCACAGCGCACAGCCCGCCGACTGGCGGGCTTAACCCGGTAGGAGGCGGCGCATCCTGCGTTGCCCGAACACCGGGGATCATCATGACCCAACTTTCCAACACTCAGACAATCATCCTGTCGCGGGCAGCCAAAAACGAGGACCGCATCGCCCTGCCGCTGCCCGAGAGCCTGCGCGGCAGAGCCGCCGCCAAGGTGGTCAGCACCATGATCGCCAAAGGGCTGATCGAAGAGGTCGACGCGGACATGCGCAAGGGCGAGCCCGTCTGGCGCGAAACCGGCGATGGCCACGGCGTCACGCTGGTCGCCACCGACGCAGGGCTCTCCTCCATCGGCATTGAGACAGAAAGCACGGCGGCCGAACCAATCGATAAGGCAGCGCCCAAGGCGCGCACGCCGCGCGCGGGAACCAAACAAGCCACTCTGATCGCCATGCTGTCCCACCCAGAGGGCGCGACTATTGAAGAACTCGCAGCCGCTACTCAATGGATGGATCACACCGTTCGTGGTGCCATGTCCGGC